AACTTCGTGATTTTTATTTTCTACTGTCCAAGTTCCATCTCTTTCACCATTTTCATCAAAATATTCATGACTGATAATATTTCCTGATATTATTTCTTGTTCTACTATAATTCCATTCTTTTTAGTTGCTTTAAGTCTAGGATTATCTATAGTTGCATCTATAGCTTTATTTTTAAACCAATCATCTAACGATATATTATCCCAGCTATTAGTAGACGCTTCTGAAGATAATTCTATTATTTCTTCTGAAGTAGTATTAACAGTTCCTTTTATAACGCCTCCATCAGGGAATTTTATATCTACATCATAGTGATTATCATCTAATCTTTTAAATTTTCCACTAAACATTTCTACATTTCTATCATTATAAGAAATTACGTCTCCATCTACTAGACCATCATCAAAATGAATAGTCCATATGATAGTGTTAAATAACTCCATAGACACGTCACCTTTAGCAGGTTTCCCGTCAGATAATAGTATTTCTGATCCATTTCTATAAGTATAATCAAATGGTCCTTTATTATTATCACATCCTACAAATAGCATACTAACTAACATTAAAGCTACAATTAATATCTTTTTCATCTTTCATCTTCTCCTTTTTAATTTTTATTTTTAATATCCAGCTGTTTCTCTATAACCGATAGCATTTAATATATTTACTGCTTCTTGCTCAGTTAAATTAATACATTTTTTCCCTTTATATTTTAACACTTTATAAGCATCCACTCCAAAAATCTTTTCATTTAAAGCTGCTTTATCTAAGACGCTTCCCTTATCAGCCCAGAAACCATGACTCATAGTAAATCTATAAATATCATATTTACCATCTCTATCATCCAATAATACAGCTACTCCTGGTTGCCTATGGTTTGTATTACTTTCTCTATCTTCTCCACTACTAACTACTGTCCAATTTGCAAAACTAACAACACCTAAAACTAACATTAAAATTACTACTAACTTTTTCATTCTAATCACTCCTTCTTTATTTTAAATATTCTTTATAATTTCTGTACTTAAATTCCTTATTCTTTAAAAATTCCAATAATTCTTCCTTAGTCATCCATTTAGAAAACTCATCGTTATTATCAAATTCTATAGGTTTCTTATACCTATTATTGATAACATCAGTCATTTCTTTAGGAGTAGCATATATTAATGCATAATAGTTATCTATTTTTACTACTAATGCTATCTCGCTATGAGTTCTTCTATGTCTAGATGCCACTAATTCTATAGTAGGAGACGTACCTTTCGGTATATCCCCCACTTCTTTATAAGTTGGTCTTGCTGCAAATAATATCGTACTTAATAATACGAACATTAATATCTTATTCATATTAGACGCCTCGCTTTTTAGTGCAATAAATACATTCTTCTAAGATTTTCTATAGGTATGAATTTACTATCATTCTTTTTAATAAGATCTGCTATATATTCTACTGACATCCAACCATTATCAAATTTTGATTTATTTAATTTTCTATCATATATTACATCGATCACATCACTGTTTTTAGTGTCCATTATTATGTTATATAGGTTTTGATCATTTTCAACTACTATCAAGCATGAGTTAATGACAGCATTTACATCTTTAGTATTCACATTATCGTCTACTATAACTCCACTTATTTTATAAGTCTTTTCTACAGTATAATTATTATTTCTGTTATTTTTATTCTTTTCAGCTTGTCTTAATTCATATTCTCTAGTTTGACCTGTATATTTATTATTACCAAATTCGTCATATACAGATTCTCCATCATAATATCCTAAGTTTTCTTCTACATTAAATCCATACCCATCTGCCAATACTACTGTACTTAATACCAATAATAATCCTAATAATATCTTTTTCATAATTATTTTCCTCCTTTAATTCTTTTAATTATCATTTCTAAATCTTCAGTATATTTCATATCCCTTTTAACTATTCTTTTTGAACCTTTTTTAGACTTATTCATAATATATATTCTCCTTTTAAATTAATATCTTATATGAAAATCTGTATATAGCTCCATCTTCATCAAATATTTTTACTACTACATTGAATGGAATTTCTGTTAATATATGTGGATTATTGACCATTTTAGCAGGTAAACTACGTGTATTTAAATCATGTCTTATCTTTTGATTGCTATTCATATCATATATTATACGTTTAGCTTCCTTATCAATATCCATTATACTTATAGTCCCTAAGAACATACTTGCGATATCATATGCATCATTAAGTAATGCTAAATCAAACTGAGTATAATCATTATAAGCTTCTATGTATATTTCATGATCATTATCTATGATTTTCATAATATTATGCACTCTACCTTGCTTTATAATCATTTCTTGAGTAAGATTTTTTATAAATTCTTTATTAAAATCTTTAGAATACATTGATACAAATGGCTTATATTCATACTCTGCAATATCAAATCTATCTCCGGCTAAACTATATTTTATAGCTTTTACTATAACTTCATTTCCTATATTCATATAGAAATGTATATGATAATCTCTATTTGCTTCGATATCTGATAGCTTGCTAGCTATATCATTTACATACTTTAATAGTTTTTCTTCAGATACTTCAAAATATCCCCATATGTTACCTATTCCTATAGTATATCCATTCATAAGTACTCTTTGAAGTTTTACTACATATTTATCTGCTTGGAAATATTCAGATTTCAATAATTCACATATTTTATTAATATTATATTCATCCCAATATTCATCGAAAGATATTGCTACTGCTTTAGCATCGAATAATACGTTTTCACCCATTTTTCCTTCCATTTCATTTAATTTTGACATAATTCATCATTCTCCTTTTCATATTTATATTTTATATATTCTTTTGCTGCCTTTCTTAATATTAACCATATAATTCCTGCTATAATCATAAATTTCCATAAAAATGCAAATAAGATTACAGCTATTAATATAATAATGTATGCTTTCATAATTGCATCATTCCTTTTTAATGTCTTCTGGATCTATTTCAGATCCTAAATCATATTTAAAATATATCTTCTTTTCTACTACTACTGCATGAGTTTCTTCTGTATTTTTATTCTTTATTGTGAGTATATATAATCTTGGAATGGTTTTAATATACCCATTAGGATGCTCTTTATCTGTTTCAAACACACTTATTGGATCTTGTATCTGTCTATCAACCACTATATAATCATCAGAAAAGCCAATACAACCCACAAATAATATACTTACTAATATAATTAATATCTTTCTCATAATATTTATTCTCCTTATAGCATTGCTATATAATGCATAGTTTCTTTTTTATTATTAGCTAAATCTGTAACAGTTATAACTATAGGACATGGTGATGGCTTATAAATAAGCATTTGATTATTTTTAACTGGAACCATTATAGGTTGAAATCCAATATATCCTGTTAAATTATAAGTCTGTGTTTGATTTGCCCTAGAATTTAATAAAGATTCATTATTACGATAATCCACTATAGCTTGAATAGTTTTCTTTATAAGTTCTTTATCATCGCTACTATTTAAAAATCTATAAGCATTTTGTAATATTTCATCAGGAACTATACCCATTAATTGAGGACCTGAATAAACTTCTACTATAAAGTTATTATTAGCGTATGTTCCAGCAGAAACTAGTGTATTACTACTCATCTCACACAATAGCCTATTGGATGCTTTTATGACTTCGTCATCTATATATTTAACTGAATTTATAGGTGATCCTAGATGATCTACTATAATTCTGTCATATCTTTCATATACATACATTTTTTCATTTATATTATATGCATTATTTATAGAAATAAATGGAAGATCTTCTACTGCTAATTTTAACTCATTTACTATAGATCCTATAATCTTATTAATCGATGCTTTATCATATTCTATTTCTTTTCCAAATACATTTCCTATAGCAAATATACAAAAATCATTATGTAATTCCCTGTTTACTATATATCCATCTTCTTTAGAAAAATCTCTATTAAGAATTTTAAATACATCGTTTAATAAATCACCATCAATCGTATCAATACCAATTATTATTGCATTTGTTTTAGTCATTCTTATCTCTCCTTTAACTTATTTATAATAATATAATTAATCATCTAACTTATCTTTTAACCATTCATATTTACCAAAATATAATCCGTACATCATAGCTTCTAGTATATTTTCTGTAAGTAATATATCAAAATTATCTATAAGATGCTCAAATATTTCAAATAGTTCATCATCATTTTCTTCATCTTCATCTACATATTTATATGGATATGAATGTATAACGTCAACTAAATAATTTTTTAATATTATATCAGCTACTTCTTTATTTACAAATAACGTATTCCACTCAGATACAATAACTTTTACATCTTCTAGATAATATTTAGATAATTGCTGACCATCTACATATTTATCTCTTATATTAGTTAGAGCCTCTAATATTTTATTTCCATTCATTTTTCTAACTCTCCTTTCTAATTAAAATATATAATAATATTAAAAATACCGAATATACATAACATAGTACCCAAATAAGGACCCATCCTTCTGATAGTCTTCATCATAAATATCAAACCTCCCAAATTTTTCGTATAATAAAACCGCTCAGCCGAATTATTATTAATCAGTTAATATTTTATATATGTCTTACTCATCTCCATTATTACTAAAACTTATGTCTATACCTATATTAGTAGTTCCTTCACCAGTGTTGGTAAACGTAACGCTTCCATCCATATCCATCCAATTTATAGGAATTTTTACATAATCTCCTTCATCATAAAGTTCAAATTCTTGTAATATGGTAGGACTATTTATTTTAAATATTTTTTCTATATTTTCATGATTATCAAATTCTGAATTGATCCATAACTCATAATCTAGTCCATTATCAGCAGTTCTAGCAGCTAATATAACCGTCATACTATTATTATTTATATAATTCAGAAATAAATCTTTACCAAATGTTCTTACATTTGTAAATTCATTATCTTTTAAAGTTAATTTGCTCATTATTTTCCTCCTAACAAAATTACTTATAAATCTTTATATTTATATCTTTTCCCTATTTCTACAGTTTCATACGCGAGCTCAAATGTATTTATTTTAAAAACTCTTCCGTCATCTAGCTTTACATATAAAATATATTGTGCGGAATGATGTACGTGGTATACTTGCGTCGTCACAGATTTCCCTACAATAACGGGTCTGACAGCTGTAGTAGTATACGGTTCCTTATATTCCTTCTTTATTATGGTTACTATTTGTGAATCGAAGAATTCTCTTTCTTTTACAATTTCTTTTCTTTCTTCAATTACCTTTGCAATTAAAAGTGAAAATAATACTATTATTACTATAATGATGCTATATTTCATCATTATTTTATTAAATCTTTTCACGGATGTCCTCTCTTTCGTAAATAAATGTGTTTAGGTGTAATCCCATTAAAAAGATTACACCCAAGTGTTCATTAAAATATTGACACAAATTTCATAATTCCAAGATAAACCATATAAATTCCTCCACAAACTAAAGCTAATCCTATTATTACTTGTAATATAGGATGATTATTTAAAAAATCATCAGCTTTTTCATTTGTTTCCTTTTGCACATTTTCTAATTCTTCTCTTAAATCTTTATTTTCATTTGTCATATAAACCATTCCTCCTTTTAAAATGTAATACTTCTTAATAGAAGTTATTACTAAAACATATATAATTATTGATTTTATAACTATTTTGATATAAAAAATTATATTTCTTAAATTCTTTTATATTATAGATAGCCAGATATCCAAAGATATCCAGCTACCATTGATACAATATTTTCTAATAATACTCAGAAATATTCATATCAGCATTAACTGGATATATATTCTTAATTATTATTAAAAACGTATTCTAAGATTTCCGTTTAAGTATATTTATTATCTTCTCCAAGATACTATCTCAATAATAGCTGTGCATTAAAATCGTCATCCTTCTTATTTATGCATATTTTATATTTATATATTTCAAATAATCCTATTATTGTAACATCTATAGGAATTTCTAAATAATCTGATGCTTTAGCATTGTACCAAGCTATTTTCACATCAGTTTTATTTTCATTAATACAACTAACAAATTGAGCTAGGTCATGTTCAGTAAATTTATCATTAAATAAATATTCATGTATAGTAGTGTCGTCAGATACTTTTCTTATTTTTCTACACATAATATCACTATAACTAATAGCTTTATCTATATTATTCATTATTATTTTAGCTATTTCTAATTTAACTTTGTATAAATCTATTAATTCTACTTTTACCATAACAAATTCCTCCTATTTTAATTAAACAAACATTATATGATGGGTAAACTAAAAAGCTCTAACGTTTATGTATCGAACTCAACTACGATACTGTCTCTATTAATTATTAGCTATGAATTAATCTATTGTATATTTTATGGTATTCACTTAAAGTATACTGAAATCTGTCCGGATATTTCAATATACATTCAAATGATGCAGGATCAAAATAATCCTGTAACCATTCTAAAAATGGAGACACTGTAAACCAACTAGATAGTTTATTTTTAGTTTACCCAAACTTTATACCCATATAACTCACACTTATATGGGTATTTCCATTTAAAAACGACTTTATTCAACTGGTTCTATATAAGCTTGCTTTTCATATCCCCATTTTTCAATGTAGTCTATACATTCATCCCAAGTACCGATAAAATCATAATTATCGTCTTCATAAGTGTCGTTTGCACCTATAAAGACTTTAAATTGCTTTTCCATTGTATCCTCCTTATAAAATTCATCTAATGCTTTTACTATTCTGCTGCTTACTACCATTCTTTGCTCATCTTCTGATAAATATTTATCACTATTTAAATCTAGACAAGCAAATCCAGCTGCATTTCTATGACCTCCGCCATTCATTCCATACTTTTCTCCTATATATCTAGCTATATCATATGAAGGAATATCATATTCATCACTTGTATATACAGTACCTCCAGACTTGTGATATGTAATAACTATTTGATTATCAGCATGATCTCTTACCCAATATTCTTTAATATTAGATGCAAATTTCCATTCTGCTGGTAAAATAACTATATTATCATTATATTCTATAGCACAAGTACAAGCTTTAGCGTATTTTTCTATTACTAATGATTCATATTGAAGAGCTAAATCTTCTATCCAATCATCAGTTGCTTTACTATCTAATCCTATACTTTCATCTCTTTCCATAAGATCTTTAAATAAATCTTTTTCAGAGTCATACATTTTATCTATAGTTCCAAATCTCTTACCTATATCTTTCCATGTAGCAGGAAGATCTTTATCTTTTTTCCATGCAAAAGTATCCCATAGATTTACTCTAGTACTCCACCATTTAAGTCTGGCACTATATTTATTACTTTGTATTCCACCTAAAGCATCATATATTCTATCTCTCATAGCTTCCCAAGTGATAGTAGCTCCACTATGGTGCATATCAGTGAACACTTTATATTCTACTAAATGATCTCCTAATTCCTTTCTAATGTCTTCTTCAGATATAACATTTCCTTCATGATGATCAAACCATGAAAAATATGTATTTTCTGGAAACTTACATCCTCTAGATAAATCTATAAACATTCTATCAGCTATCATAAACTCAACATTATCATATCTTTTGAATTCGTCTGAATATTTTTGTACAAAACTTTCAACTATTTGCGATGTGAATTCCTTTCTACTTGTTCTTTCTAAAAATACTACTATATCATCGTCTCCTATAATTTTGTAAGCTTGTACTATATTCAGTGCACTTGTAACTCCATCTAAGTCGCTATGACTTATAACAACTTTAAGATTTTTATTATTTCCTGTTAAAGTATAAGCTATGTAAGCATCTAATAAATATTCTCTCATGTCTTCTGGTATATTATAAAATTTTTCTATCATCATATTTCATCTTCTCCTTTTGTTTTATAAAATAACACCCCGCGTGTGCAGGAACTTATTCACTGTCATATTATAATAATTTTAATAATCTTACTATATTTTCATTACATGATTCGATTTTATATACTAACTCTTTTATTTCTTCATTTTCTGAATCTATTTCTTTTATTACTTCTTTTCTTCCAATACATAATGATCCTTTAAATACTTCTAATAATCCTTCTGGTAATTCTTTTCTTATTTCATATAGATATTCGCATGCTTGAGGATGATCGTAATTGCTGTAATATGCTTCATCAGTTTTCTTACTTACCAAATACCTAAGAGAATTATTTTTAGGATCAACTGCCATAAATATAACTTCTTTTACATTATTTAAACTGATCTTATAATCTTCTGCAGCATTTAATGCATCACAAAAATAATATGCATCTGATTCCATTTCTTCATCTTTAACTGTAATATATAAATTATCCACTTTTTCCAATACCATTAATCTAACGTCCATCTTTATTCCTCCTTAAATTTAAATAAATAGATATATTTAACGTCATCCCCAGGACATGTTATTAATTTCCTACTGATAAGAATGTTTTACCATTTTGTATAATAGTAAGACTTCCTTTAATATTATCTCTCTCAAAAGCTTGTAGGATATAACTTTTAAGAGAATTAATAGAAGCTCCGCCTTCATATTTCTTTTTTATAAAAGCTTTAATTCTATTATTAATGCTTTTAGAGATCACTTCTCCATTAGCTTTCCCTAAAAGTTTTATTACATAACTCTTCATATTATCACCTCCGGTACTATAATCCTGAAGAGATAGATTATAGTATTATTTAATTTTAAATACATTATATGATATATAGCTAATTTTTAGATATAATTTACGTATATTTATACTGATAATCAGAACGATAAAAAAAAAATAAACGGGGATTTTACTCCCCAAATATTTTCTTATTCGATGAAATCTAGCAAGCGAATTAACTCACTTTTTGCTAATCTCATCTTTTTTCTAAGAACAGCCAAACGGATATCCTTAGATTTATTAGTGTAGTTAGTATCATCACTAGCAATATTATTATATTCATTTATCGCGTGTGCGATTTTATCTATTCTAACTTGAATAGATTTCATCTTCTTTTGCCACACTCTAGCATCAAGTATGGCATCTGCAAATCTTTTTTCCATAGTGTATCACCTACCTTTAATCTATTATACCTATGGACATATATAATAGATATTATTTTATTATACTTTATAATATGTAGCTACTTTTATACTAAACTATTCATCCAATATCCCATATCTAGTAAGTGAGATATATTGCTCATAGCATCTGTATAACTAGCATTACTATAATGAGTATAAACTGCATCCCAGAATTTTTCATAAGTTTCTAAACTATCTCCATTTGCTAGTTTTTCGTTTATAGCTTTATCTAATTTAGGAAAACATTCCTTTAATACTTCTAAACATTTCTTAGGATCTTCTTTTATTCTATTATAATAGTCAAATTCTACCTTCATTTTCACTAGTTTAAGTACCCATGCTGGTTTAGTATCGCTTTCTACTAATAAATATAAATCAGTTCTGATACTGAATATAGTAGCATAACCTACTTCTCCTTTATCGTAGTTATCACTCAATTCATAAATTTCGTTTTCATCTTCTATACCATGAGGATCATCTTTAAGACTACGTAATATCCATTCTTTGATTTGAGCTATTTTATTATCTTTATCAAATGAATTATATTCAGATATAGCATTATTAAATAGTTCTTCTATTTTAGCCTGTTCTAGTTCATATTCATAATCAGCATCATGACTGAACCAGCTTTCTAAATCTTCATATATATATCCATTTTTAATAGCTTTTTTAAGTTGTTTACTAGTACTTCTATCAAACCAATATCTATCAACTATATCATATAATTGACCATTAGATAATATAATTAGATTATTTCCTCCTTTATAGATATATTTTATTGGAGCATCAAATATAAATAGGCAATTTTGATAATACACTTCACCGGTTTCTTCATCTTCATGTCTATAATATTTAAATTTCCAATGTCTTTGAATATCAGCTTTATTTCTAGGACCATAATCATTTATAATTCTCCATACTTTTCTAGGAGATTCATACCATTGAATAGACCCATCAGTCCAAAATTCTACCAATAAACCATATTTACCAAACCATTTTCTACTTGTAGGTGATATAAAAGAAATATCTATTAAGTCGTATTCTTTCATATAATCCAATACCATACTTTTAAAATCCTACCTTTTCTAACCATTTTTCTCATATAAATCACTCTCCTTTTTAATATTATATATAGATATTCTATGAGAAATAATATCTATACAATTTATAGTGTTATAGAATAGGTAGGCTGTAGCATCACAGCCGCTGTTTAGTCTGAACTTTAAATCTTATTAGTAGCTAAATCGATCATACAATTATAAGCATTGGGATACTTACATTGATAATCGACTAAGAAATTTAGATCTAAATCCATGCTCATTAAATCATTAGAATTAACAGCATGGTCTCTGAAATACTTGATTTTATCAAATATATCAGTATTGGATACAAATTCTTTCATAGCTTTAGTAAGACTCATATAAAGTTCAGCTGCTATAGAGTTATATTTCATATTTATCACCTCCTTTTTTCAACATACACATATTCTTGGAGGAATCGCATATGTCAATAAGAGGAATATAATATGATTTATTACTCTATACATTATAAATATATAGTTATCTATATATTAAAAATAACGTATTTAAATGAGAAACCCTAGTATTTTCTACTAGGGTAATTTCATTTATTTATGGATTTAATATACTACTCATTTGATTACATATATCAACTGGTATAGTAAACTTATCATTCTTTTCATTATTCCATTCATTTATATAGAATTCTCCCATATGATTTTCATTTCTATCTATTTCAAAATCAATAGGAGCATCATCATAATATGTAACTACTTTCTTAGATGGAATATCAAATTCTAAATCTCCTAGATGAGTTATACTTCTAGGATGATAAGTGTCTAATTCTACAGTATATTTACCATCTTTATCTATAGTAAAAGCCTTTTCCCAAAATCTTCCAGTATCAGGATTTACAAAAAGCTTTATTTGATGAGGTGTTTTAGTCATTACTAGATTATCTACAGATACGTTATAATCATGTCCAAGACTGTTATGCTCACTCATCAATACATCTTTTCTAGCAAGTCTAGCCTTTACTATATCCATTTTTTCGTCAAATTGATCAGCTACTGTTTTAGTTACATTACCAAATATATCTTTATTTACAGCTATATTACTTCCTGGTATATTGCTATTTACTTGGCTGTTTTTGGCTAACTCCTTATTATTAGCTTCTTCATTCTCTAATTCTTTATTAGCAGTTTCAGCTATAGGTTTTAGATAATCTTCATTTTGCTTATATTCGTTTACAGGAAGAGCTCCTAAATCAGCTATAGGAACCGTTCTAGGATTATTATTAGCCATTCCACTAGCCATTTGACCTACTGAAAGAGGACTATTAGTAATAAAGTTATTAACAGCAGGCTTATCAGTTCCTTCTGTTTTAGCTTGCATATCTTTCCATAATTTCTTTTCAGCTTGTATAGTCTTATATTTTTCACTAGTAAGCTTTTGTTTATCTTCTAATATACGAAGCTGAGTTCCCATAATAGTAATATCATTTCCTTGTGCACTTATTATATCTATATATTTAGCATTATGAGCCTTCATTTCAGCTACTTCTTTCTTAGTTTCGTTACGCTTTAGCATAAGTTCTCTATAAAGACTGTCATAATCTTTTTCATTACGACCAAAGTCTCTATTAATGTTACTTATCATTTTATTAAGATCTACTTCAGATGCATCATTTGCATTTACAGATATCCCTCTTGCTGTCTTATAACTAGATGTAATAAAGTTTCCTATATTCCACTTTTTATCTAGTTTAGCAGATCCAAAGTTCAAATCAAACATATTTCCTCCTTAAAAAAAAATATTATAGGGAAGAGCTATTACACTCTCCCCTTTATTTTATTAGAATGGATATTCATCTTCTGGTTCATCTAAAGACGGAGCATTATTAGCTTCTTCTATAGGTGTATTGATAGACTGACTACTAGTATCCACATCACTATTAGAATTATATCCAGTAGCTTGTTGTTGCGTTGCATTACTGTCATCTCCTATTAAATTAAGTTGTTTTACTACAGGATGCCATACTCTAGCAAGTTCTGCATAATCTAATGTAGAAGCAATGTTGTCTAATACAGCACAATCATCATATACAAAACTTCCATTAGTTATAGGCATATTGCTAAGTTTTATTCCTGCTAGTATATAATCTTTAGGAATAGCTTTTAGTTGTCCTTTTTCAGGTACTTTATTATTATATTCCTTAAAACTATCATAATTAGGATATTTATAAAGACTTAACACAGATTCTCTTTTAATCTTACCACTACCATCATCTTTATTTACAGATGTAAATCTTAATGCTTCTACACAATCTCTTTTAAATATAGGCATAGTAAGATCAAATAATACAGGTGCAGGAGCCTTATCACTATTAGTAAATGTTCTAGATTTAAGTGTTTGTGCCTTATGGAAAAATCCTTGTAGTAATTTCATAGTATCAGAAGATTGATGAGGTATAAGAATTCTTGCCTTTTCTACATATTTACTATCAACTAATTCCTCAAATCTAAATACGTAGTCATAATCTTCCATTAATAATACTAATCTTTTATCAGGACTTACACCTTGTGTTCCTCTTTCTTTCCAACTTGTTATCCATTGTGTTCTCATAATCCATTTCCTCCTTTTAATTTTTAAATATATTTAAGATCACATAATGCATAATATATAATTATTATTATATTAAGTTTACTCTCTTAGACTTTACATCAGGACTTACATTATTTTCTATACCAGTAAGTATCTTAGTACGCATATCTATGTTAGCCGCTTTTATTAATGTAGGAAGACCAAACTTATTCTTTCTAGCTATAAGCATATCAAAGAATTCATTATCATCTTTACTTTCATTAGCTAATTCTTTAAGTAAGTCATCACCAGTTAAGCTTTCATCTATTTCCTTTTTAGGAACTTCTTCTACATTTTCTGCAGTTTCTTTATCTATACTTGGATCATCTTTAACTTCATAATCTTCTCCAAATATATCTTCAGAAGTAGTTTCTTCTACATCTTCCTTCTTTTCTTCTTTATTTTCAACTTCTTCTACCACTTCATCAGTAGTTTCTTCACTAGTAGTATCTTCGCTAAAAGGAATACTTTCATCAGGTTCGTCTGCTTTAGGTACTCCTCCAGCAAGTTTTCCTATTAGTAATACTTTTTCTAGTCTACTCATAAGTTCTGCGTCAGTAATTCCCATTTTATCTTTAAGTGCGTCTAGAGCGTCTATAAGGTCGTTTTTAGACGTTTTATCTTCTTCTTCGACTAATTTATCGTCTTTTTCGTTAGGATCGCTTAAAAGGGCCTCAGAAGGCTTTAAATCGCCATCTAAATCATCATCTTTAATCAACGGTACTTCATCTCCTATTTCTTCTGATGTAAAATCATCTAATTTTACTTCTCCATTCTCATCTATAGGTGGTTCTTCAAATGTAGTTGGATCTATATATTCTGCTGGTTTACTATTAAGTATATCTACTTCTTTTTCTAATGCTTCAAGATCAGTTCCATCAAATCCTTCTAAACCAGCTTCCATAAGTTTTTGATCTTTTTGAGCTTGAGCAAGAGCTTTCTCTAATGCCACTTGTTCACTATCTGCAGCTGCTTTTTCTAACATTTTAAACATAGTAGTTTCATCTGTATGACTTTCCATAGCCGCTATACTAGACGGGTTCATTACAGTTTTAGCTGCAAAATGTCTTACTCTATCTGCAAAAGCTTTTATATCTTCAGCAGAAGAGTTTTCATTAATAAAATATATACCGTCAGTACTTTTCATAGTAATTTTATTAAGTGGATCCATTATATTAGCAAAAGCTGTATTAATTCTACTATCATTATATTTTTCAGTAAAATATTCAGCTTCCCATTCTAATGCTGGTTCTTTTCCATTATTAATAGCTCCATTATATATTATAAGAGCAGAGTCACCATCATCTGACATCTCTACCCATAACGGTCTTTCCATATTATTTCTAGTATATTTCCCATCGCAAAACCATCTTTGTAATGATTCTAATGCTGATTGAAATACATATGTGGAATTTACTCCATCTATCAACATTGCTGCTTTCAATTTCTATATACCTCCTTTTATTATTATGCATCAATAAATGTCATATTAAACTTATAGTTATCTGCTGCTGGAACATATACTGGTTTCACACTTATAACTTCAGGTGGATCCCAGTTCTTAGTCTTATTATTATTTCTCATAATAGTCAAGTGATCAGCAGGATAATTATCTAAATTCTTAAATTGTACCCAATCTACACTATCTCCGGCTTTATCCATAGTATTAAATACTATAGCATTTAAGTTAAAATCACTCATTAAATAGTCGTGAGTAATAAGCTTTTGATTAAGTTGAGATGCGATTCCACTTTCATCGAAGTCTTGATCAAGCTTTCTTATATATGCAGTAGGGCTTACTTGTAGATTTATTATAGGTCTACGTACAGTATTTCCTACATCTAAGAACTTACTTAAACCATGAGTTTTAGTAAACTTTATACTTACTCTAAATAATGTTTCTAATCTATCGTGTAAGTTCATGCTTCCTAGACTATACATATCAAGCTCGTCATATACTTCAGATTTAATAAATTTAGCTATATTATCTATTTCAGTTACTATATTCATTCTATTCTTAGGAGAACGCCAAAACTCCATTTCTACCATAGGAATAGCTACAAATCTAAATAATCCGTCTATTGACACAGAAGTTTGTATATAAAGTGACTCAGTAATATCTTTAAAGAATTCTACAGTAGATCTATATACATTTATCTTTTGGAACTTACGTGGAATTTCAGGTACTCCAGGTTTTATCATAGTTCCGTATGCATCGTATTCTGGTGGAACAGCAGGTACTTTAGGAGTTACTTGAGTAAATTCTAGTTCTACTTCAGACTTACATCTTATTAATGATGTTTCTGTACTGCTAGGATTATCTAAGTCATTTCTATAAGTAATTTCTACTATATCTCCCCATATCTTTCTATCTGTATCTATCTTAAACACTACATCCCATTTATCGTCTTCTTGCTTTTCTATAGAAGTAGCATATATACGTATATCGTGATCTCTATCATAAGTTTTTACTCTCATAGTAGCTTGAAACGTAGTTCCTAAAATAGGAGTGTAATCTTCATTAGCTTCACATCTCATTTGAGCTCTGATTTCATATACATTTCTAGATGCAGTATGAGTTTCGTCTGTAAAATCTAAATAATCATTTACTCTTATAGAAGTATTAATAAATCTTACAGCAGCACTATTAGTATAAGACTCAAATGTGCTAAAACTTAAATAAGGAATGTCGTATTGACCCATAGCATAGCTTCTTAAAAAGTTACTCTTAGGATCATAACTGAATATAAATGGAGTTACATAATAATAATTCATTACTATAGAAGATGGATCACTTATATTAATATTCCCTACATTAGGCGGAATAGTTGCAGTCATAGGATCCATACCAGGTACTATAGTAGTAAAATCATTAGCTCTGGTTTGCGTACTTTTAAGAGCGTGTGTATCATTCATACAGTAGTAAGTATCACCTTTAATAGTCCTACTATAAAGATCTTCCTTTTTCATAGTAAGATTACTAGTATTTGTAGGTACAGTAAAAGTACGTTTAAGACTTCCTGTATCACTTCTGAATGATAATGTAGCATATATATTCCATATTCTATGTTTTACGTCATTTAATACTAATTTAGGTTCAAATTTACTTTCTCCTTGATAATTAAGAAGAAATGTCTTCATATCGCTATCTGTATCTATACGTTTACGTGCTCCGTTTATTTTTATAATAAAATTACGTAGAGATTCTCTATCTGTAATAGCAAGTCTTCCACCAGATGACTCGAAATAGTCCACTCCTACAGGTTCATAATCAACGTGTGTCATATAAGTATCTACTATTTCAGGTTCTGCTGGTACAGTAGTTCTTACATCACGACCATAAGTCATATGTATTTCTACTTTAAGCATTCCTCCTACTACAGGTTTAAATCCACCTTGTACGTGTTTATAATCTATACGTATTTTATTTTGTGCCTCTATTTTATATTCAAGATAATCTTCTCCGCCGCGAGTAAAATAAAGCTTTTTACCTATAGGACGATATTCTTCTCCACTATTATTTCTATAATATAAAAAAATATCGCTTATAGGTTGATCTTCTTCTATTAAAAACATTTGTAATTGATCATCATTGAATATAAATTCTTTATAATCTATTTCTATTTGCTTAAAGCTAGCCTTAAATCCTAATATTTTAGCTCCATGATATTCTACCATTTGCACTAATATATCATTCTTTTTACCATTTTTATCTACATATACACGTGGACTAAGACTACCATCGGGATTACGAGTAACTTTTATTATATACTCTTTCTCTACAGGCATAAACTTCAGTCCATCTATAGTACATGTATTTTTATCATTATAACGAAGTTCCCAAGTATTAGCTTGAGTTTTACTTCCATAAATAAGCACATCTGATAAAGGTATTCTTACGAACATATCTATTCTAGATGGCTTTGCAATTACTACTTCGTTACTATGTTGAGCTAATTGGTTCATAAGACTGCTATAACGCTGAGCATGTATCAAGCTATTTTCCCTAGATATATTACCTACTACTACGGAAATATTATCTAGGAAATTACTCATAGCCTGTACAGTAATAGCAACTGGAGATAATAGAGACACATCTTCTGATTTAATTCCGTTTCTTTCAAGTTCAGCTATCGCAATACGCATAAATTCTTTCTTATCATCTATGGTAAATCCTGTACGATAACGTCTTTTATCTCTTATTTGCTCATCCATGCTGTTTTACTCCTTTTGTTAATTTGTTGCTCCAGTCATAAGCATAAGTTGTTTTGCGCTTAAAGTTGGCTCTGGATATTGGCCAAGTTCTATAGCTAAAGCATTTCTTAAAGCTCTAGCTCCTACTTGTTTTGCATATAAACTCTTTCTTATAGCATTAGCAGCTGCTTTATAATTACCTGCTTTAATAAATCCTACGGTATTAGTCCATCTATCTAGCCATCCCATACCCATATTAAAGCACATGTCTATTATCGCTAATCTACGTGGAAAGTTAAGCTTCATAACCCAAGGCATTCCATCTACTTTTTGCATTATTTTTTGTATATGTTCTGCTAAGATTATATCTGCTTCTTCTTGTGTTATACCGTCTTTCTTCCATCTTTCTACTTGTTCTTTACTAAATGTTCCACTTTCCAAGTTAAATCCATATCCTATAGTCCAAATTCCTTTACTATCTTTGTACTTTTTACGTCTAAATCCTTCATGTGCACGTATAACTAATACTGCATTAACTATAAAGTTCACATTTTTAAAACTCATAAAAGCTGGTACCATAACTAATTTCCTCCTCTGTTTTATATTAAACATTACTAAAGTTACTTCTATTTATATAACCATTTTCTTCTTGCCATCTTACATAATGTTCTTTCTTTAAATATAGAGCCACAAATATTGCTCTCCCCTCTTTTCCTCTAAGATCTATTATATCGTCTGCATTTACTCTAAAATCAGCATCCATTCCAGGATGATAATCTTCTAGTATATTATCTAGATTTCTTCTTTTACATTCTATATAAATAAGATCCTTAAGCTCGTCATCATCATAGCATTCAAATAAGAATTCTACATAATTAGCCATAATCATATTATCACATACAGTATCTATAGTATTTACTGCAGTGTAGGTATGACCATCCATATCAATTTTCTCATCATCTTTGCTGTATTCTACTTCTACTAAATTATATAATGACAGGTGGTTGTCAGTAAACTGGGTGAAACGAGCTTGATATATTTCTTGATAATGTGTTAATTTGTTTTTATCTTTATCAAAGTCAACTTGTAATGACGGACAGTCTGTATTTATCTTTTCCATAGTTGCAGTCATGTCATACATAACAAATTTAGGATAATTGACTAAAAACTCTATTTTAGCACCACAAGTTTTTACATTATTTTCTTCTAAATTAATTTCTTCTATACTTTTAGGTATTAATGTTATAGGTGCAGCATATTTTATTGCAAAAGCACGTCTTCTATTTCCTCCGTCTACTCTATAATCTATTTGAGATTTACTGTGTTCTCTTAATATTTCTAAAAGAGCTAAATCTCCGTTAGTTCCTTCATCTTGTATGTTAAATATTATCTTAAGATCATGTATAAGACTATCAGGAAGCAATGTTTCTATAGTATAAGGTATGATATTTTCACTACCATTATCCATTTCTTCCTTATTATAATATATAGGTTTAGGAACTTCTAAAGGAAAAGTATACTTCATCATCTCAAATACTTCATATGCTTTAGCCTCTTCATTTACTAATACACTAAAAAAGACTGAAGCTGTCTGGAATTTAGGACTTCCAAACAGCAATAAATCTATATCTTTCATATAATCCCAGTAATCACCCGGGTTCTTTTTCCAATGTTGTCTTCTTACTTCTAATAAAGCCATAGCTGGATTACCATTTATTCTATCAAATCTATCCATATTAGCAAAATCTACATATTTTTCATGATTAGGATCTATATTATACATAACTGTAGCTCTTGGAAATATACTACGACCTAGCATTTTTCTATAGCTATCTTTAGTACGTTGAGATTCTGGAAGTCTTTGAGGTATTTCTATCTCTCTTAAAACTAAGTCAGTATGTCTAGTTACCCAAGTTTCCATATGCTTTACTATATGACCAAATACATTATCAAATGTATGAAATGTATTAGTATTTGGATAAGCTCTTCCAGAAAATCCTACTTTATTATAAGCATATTCTATATCTTTTGGACGTATATTTCTTAAATCTTCACTCATAATACACTCTCCTTACGAACTAAATCCAAATTTAATATTAAGTCTTGTATCTACTATATTATCCTTTTGATAAGCACTCATACGATAAAATCCTGGAGATACAGCCATCATTTCAAATAGTCCTTTAAATGGGAATATAGGTTCATCTCCTGGATCTGATCCATGTCTATCTCTAAAGCTTGCACGTAATAAAGGTTTTCTTTGAGCTTTACCTTCAGATAATAATGACTGATTAGTACGACCAGTAGCTAATAATGTTATTCCTGTAGCTCCTCCACTATCCATTATATTAGCAGGGTTAAATCCACTAATAAGATTAAATACATCAAATTGATCAGGAGCGTATGGAATGAATGTAGTACATTTAAATGTAACGTTTATATCTTCCATATATTCATTTTTACTCATACCGTCTAGTTTATGTTGAGCTAAATGAGTTACAGGTTCTGGCGGTATAAGACTATAAGCTACAGCAAAGTTTATTACATTCCAGTTCATATCTACAGATACTAAATATAAGCTCATAAGATAATCTAATCCTTTGTATTTTATATACTGAGATCTCATAGGAAATCCTTCTTTAGCAGTATATCCTTTATACATAGATAGAAAATATAAAAGTTTGCTTATATCTCCTCTATTATTATCCATAAATGTTACAGATATTTCGTTTTCTCCGTATATTTCTGGTACTCCTGGTGTAGGCATAGATTTACCATGCATGTTCATTATACCTTCTCTATTAGTTTCGGATAAACGAGGAGCACTTACTTCTTTAGTATAGTTATTTAATAGCTTAAATAAATTACTTTTATATGCTCCGTCTCTACATAATTCTGCATATAATCCAGGATCTGTTAATATAATAGCCTTCATTTCAGGATAGTTATCAAGACTAGGATTAAGCTTTCCTCCTATAAATAAGTTTAAATTTGGTCTAGTAAAGAATGCGTATGTTCTATAATAGCTATTAGTTTCACTTTCTAATACAGGTCTATTTACAAAATGATAGTTTCTAGCATAATTTATACTACGTAATATAGTATTTACATATCCAAAATCTTCTAGCATAATACCAAGTAAATTCCTAAATTCTTTACCTATATTAAGAAGCTGACTATTTTCCATAGTATTTTGAGTATCTATAGTAAGCTGTTTAGATAAATAATCTCCTTGATCTACTATAGAAGTAATATTACTTAAATGTTGCGCTTTTCCTACTACATTTGCTTCACTACTCTGATAATCACCAGCTTCACTAGTTCCACTTACATCTCCTATCCACTTACTAAGACCTAATCTTTTAGCTATGTTTCCAAGTGTTCCTCCTAATATTCTATTAGCAGGTGCAAGCATACGCATTATAGGTTCTGGAACTACACTATTGAGTCTCCCTGCTGTATTACCAAATCTCTGTCTTAAATATCCTAAGGCAGTTCTTCCTTGTTGTACGCTCCAATCATATGCTTTAGCTTTATATCCATTAATAGTTTTAGTACCTAAATCTCTAAAATCATCTAATATGTCATTTACAGTACCTGCTACTAATCCAGTATATTCTTCTCTAAGTTGACCAAGAGCATTATTAATATCTTCTCTTATACCGTCTTTAGCCTTATAATATTTATTAGCCATTCTATTTATACCTGCTAAGTCATTGAGCACACCTAGTGCACGCCTTTTACTAGCTTCTGCATTAGCCTTAAAATCTCTAGCCCATAAAGATTTCTCAGATTGTACAGTATCTTTTAACCAATCATTCCAATCTTGAGCTACATTCTTTATAGTATTTTGACTTCCACCTTTAAATAAATTAGTAAGCCAATTAGATTTTAACTGTTTAAGTAATACTCCAGACGGTGTACTGCTATATCTCGTAGTATAAAAGTCGTCTCCACTTAAATATTCGTCAGAAACATATCTATTTCTAGTTTCATAGTCTTTAAAATATTTAGTATTCCACATTATTTTACCATCTTTAGTAATATAATATTTATCTCCGCGTACTTTATAATTACTTGATGGTGGAAGAGGGTCTAGACTAGTTTTCCAGTATTCGTAATCAGATCTTATTAAATTAGGATCTAAATCGTATCTAAATGCTTTTCCTAATGGTTTCGACATAAGAGCTTTCCATTCTAAATCAGCTTCTTCTTTAAGCTTATCTAACTCACGCTTTCTAGCTTCTGAAGTCTTATTTGCTGCTAAGAACTCCGCTTCCCATGCTTTACCACTATCTCGTACAGCTTGCTTTATTATACTCTCCCAATCCATTTCTGGAGTAGCCATAATATCACCTCTATATCAATCTCATCTTATATATACATGTAATAGAACCGTCTACGCCATGTATTACGAACGCATGATTTACTCTACTAAATACATATGTATCTACCATAGTATTAAATGTAACACTGAACTTATTTGTAGTAGCAGCTTTACCCCACATAGTAGCAACTGCATTATATCCGGCTGCTTCTGATTTACCTTTATTATTAAGATTAAACCATTCAGATAACTCATCATCGTCTACTAATATAGTAAAAGATGCAAGACATCTTATATCTTTATCAGTAATTAAGTTTTCATCTGGTTCGTCAGTAGTAACTTCTATACCATCAGCAGTAGTAACTGTGTAATTAATATCTACTTTTTTAGTAAAGAATTCCACATATTGCACTTCATCTCCATTAGAAAGTCTATATGTTTTAACTCTATAATGTGCATATTTTTGCATAAAAGTACTCATTTGCGTTTTAGCTATTTCTATATTGACACATCTAAAAGGTATCATTTGATCGAAAGTGTATCCCTTTTTATGTTTTTCATAAGGTACTACGTCAGTCCCTATAGATCCGTCATAAAGTAAATTATATCCACGTATAGACGGAATATCATCTGCTACTACTTGTATATTTGCATAATCATTCTCTACATTAGCATCGTTATACAAATTAGTTTCAAAACTTTTCATAGCTATTTTAAATGGTTTCTTAAATAAATGATAGCATGTAGCTTGAAGACCAGGTAATATTACTTTATTTTCTCCTATTTCTACTTCTTTAAATTCTCCATTTGGTAATTGCTCTAATTTATAAAGTCTTCCATCCCAAATCTTAAATTCATCTTCTATCTTAAAAAATATCTTTTTTAACAGATTTTTAAGTTTATTAAACATTATAATCCTCCATATTTAACTTATTTTTATATCTCCATACTTAGTATGCATGTATACTTCATCAAAGTTAGTCAGACTATCACATATTATATTATGAGTATCATCTGCTGCTTCTATCCAATGATATTGAGTATAATTCCATCTAGGAGTATTAATCTTTATATTTACAGTAGAAGTAATTTGATCTACTATAAGAAGATAATCATCGTTATCTCCCATAATAATTAATGATTGGCCATCTCCTAAGAATTCTACACGCCATGCTTTAAATAACTTTATTATATATCGCAAGTATTGACTTATACCTCCGTATATCATACCAGTAGAGAATATTACTTCTTTTATATCAGGAAATGCTCCATTTTGCTCAGATTCTTGTAATTTTACTATATCTAATAAAGCAGTACTTATATTATCAAACTCTAATGATATTTCATCAGCGTCATTATGTAATATAGTGAGATCAAATTGATATGCTAGTAAAGGATCTATTTCGTCTAAGTATCTATACCAAGGTTTATCTTCATCTCCTACAGCATCAAATACTTCTGGTCTTTTATTTCCTATTCTTACATAATGATATACTTCTAATATAAGGTCTACTTCTTTATGATTTCTTGCATAAAGAATAACTTGATCTACAAACTTTGCTAATCCTATAGATCTTTCTATCTTTTGTAACATTTTAATAAAATCATCATTATTATTTACAGGATCAGGAAACTCTTCTAAAGTAATATCTATTCCTGTTTGAGCAAATACATTAAGCCAATAAAATCTTATAGTAGGATGTGTTTTTATAGTATTAAAGTCTATAAGTTTCTTTACCCATCCAACCGTATCTCCTATAGGAGCATCTACATTATGAGTAATACTGTAATTAACGAATGTCATAAAATATATCCATAATGCAAAGAAACTATGAGTTTTACCTGTACTTCTATAATTAAACTGTGTTTTCATAAGCATTTCTTTATTTTTAAGTATATATCTATGTATTACTACTATACCGGAAGAGAAATCACTGATTTTTACTATATTATCTACTGCTAAGTATTTACTTTCTACATAAGAAAAGTCTTCACTAAACACAGCATGTTTCATTTGAGCAGTATTTTCCCATCTAGGATCCATAGCTACTACTTCATCATATGTAAGAACTACTTCTTTATTACGTCCTTTACTATAATCTTCGTATTCTGGTAGTATATATTTAAGACTTTTAGCATGGTTTTTATCATTCCAGCTATCATCTAATGCATTAGGATCAGAAGAAGTATTACCTAATCCTCCTTCTTGAGCATCAAAATCTACTATGTTCGTACTATTGATAGGACGCAATACAAAATCTACTTGATATACACCTTCTGGAGTAGTTTTTAATGGATTTTGACTTCCTGTCGCACTAGCACTTGCATTAAAGTTCTTATTAAGCTTCTTCATTTTATCTAAATCATATACTCTTGCATCCTCATAATCAGTATCAGATGGACTTAAAGCACCATCGTCTTCTAATGGATACTTGAAATCTTTGGTAGATATTTCTCTTACACGCTTCCTTATCCAATATTTATATAATCTTAGTCCATTAAATATCTTTCTAGCTATAAAATCTAATGCATAATTTGTACCTTTAAACGTATTAACGAAATATAATACAAATGTTAATGCATCTCTATAGTTATCAGGCATTCTACTAGGGAAACTTAATCCAAGCTCTTTAAACTTATCTTCAGACTCTTCCTTAGTAAAACTGTTCTTATTAAGACTATTAGTATAATTAAATATATAAAACATACATATAGCTCTTAATTTTATAGTAGTGAGTTCTAAAGCTTCATCATAATCAGAACTTTCTCTCATATATGACGATCCGTATGTTTTTAAATACACTTTACGTTCATTATTAAACATCTCTCTATACACATTAAACTCACGTTTTTTAGGTGTGTATAATATTTCAAATTCATCTGCTTCTCTAGCGTCTATTAAACTTATATCTTTATCCAAATATTTAAGATATCCTTTATCAGGATTATTAGCTATAAGAGTATCTAACTTACCGTCTCTTTTAAGTCTGAATACTTCTGATTTAGTTAATTCATGTATAGGTACCATTTCAGTATGAGTTACACCATGTCTAGTAATCTTTCTTTCTATATAGATAAACTCACTTTCATCTGTATTTACAGGAGGCTTACCAAGAAGCATTCTATAATAAGGATTATATTCAGTATATTGCTCCAATATAAGAATACTTCTTAAATAATCCATAACAGAGTCTAAAATCTTTAGATCTTTTAATACAGGACGAAGTTCTCTTCCGTTATAAGCATATTTATTATCCCAATCTTCTCTACTTATTCTGTCGTCAGGATCAAGACTACGATTTATAGCTTCATACATATCGTCATCTAACATAAAATTATAATCAGATAATACATCATATTGCTCTACAGCAGCCTTAAATCTATTATACATAGCTTTTTGGTCTTTTTCATATTCATATGCTTCAGCAAGTTTAGTCTGTTTACAGATAGTTCCTTCTATTAATCTAGATATTTGCTGTAATCTACTATCTAAAACTTTAGACATAATATATTACCTCCTACTAATATCCTAATGGATTTCTTTTTCTTAGTCCAAGTTCTCCTCTTTGTTGTAATAACTGTAATTCTGCAGGTGGTACTTCATATGTAGTTCCATTAAGCATTACTATTTTGACATTCTTACTCCAATCTATCATAGTATAAGTTATGTCAGTTTCTGCTACTTTAGGATTTCCTGTATAGTCATCACTAAATACTCTACCTTTTTCTATAGTTTTGCTTATATCTGCAGTACCTTCTATATGTTCTATTAATGCAGTATTAATAGCTATATTTCTATTATTTTTATCTTTTATTTCTATTATTGCCATTATGTTCCTCCTAATATCTTATTGCTTTTTCTAATGGACTTATCTTTTTAGCTTGATCTTTTTCATTTTTAGCTAAGTTTATTACCAATGCTTTATTAGCATCATTACTAAATAGTCCATTAAACATTTCACCAGTAGCTCCTATTTCATATACAGACATAAATTTATATTTGTCAGAACCAGTTTCTCTGGCAGGTTTTTCTATATTATTATAATCTCTAATAAGAGTTCCAAGTAATATTTCAAATGAAAGTTGACTTGCGTTTACTTTTTTATTAGATTTCATTGCATTATAAATAGTCTTTAAGTGTAAATCTATAGGAATTAAGTTACTTACATTTCCTCCAAAATATAGTTGCATTACTTTAGCAGTAGTCATTTCTCTCATATAGCTGTTAGTTTGTATTAAAAATACATCTCCCTTACTATATTTAAAGATCACGTGTGCTTCAAGTTCTCTATCTATGTCTACATTAGGTCTTATTATTTCTCTAGGAGTAGTCTTTACTTCTGTTCCTAATGTAAGAGTAAATTCATCATTTACAGTATTAAGTATACTTCCATATGCTAATACATTATAATAATTATATTCCGCATCTATAGAAGATAAAGGAGTTCTCCAAGTAATATCTTCTAAACAGTATACTTTCATTACTTTATCTATAGGATCTTGCTTTATTTCAAATAACTTCTTCTTATTTAGCGGATATACGTAATCATTCAAATTCTTTATTATAAATTGAGTAATATGTAAATCGTGCGTACTCTTCATAAACATATTAAGTACACCTTGCGCTATTTCCGCAGTATATAATCCGATAGGAATTTTATTTTCTCCAGTTATATCAAATGGCTTATCTCCACAGCAGCAACTACAATAGTTATCATTTCCAAGCTTACAATGTATAGGAGATCTCATAATAAACTTTTTATTTAAGAATTTATCTACATTTTTAAGTGTAATTTTAATAGACTTTCCTCCTACTATAGCATATCTATTCATTATACTCCATTTATCATTAGTAAGCATTTCTATTCCACGTTTACTTCCGCAATCTCCTCTTATTCCAAATATTACACTAAATCCATTTACTAATTGCTTATAAAGTACTCCTGCTAAAGCTGTTTTATTACCTCTATCTATAGCTCCTTTTTGAGCAGTATTAGCAAGATCTGCTGTATATTTAAGATCTATACCGTCTGATAAAGCATTCTCTACTATTACTTCAGCAGTTCCATCTAGATTTGGCAAACTTCCCATACTAACATTCATAGTTTTCCAGTCATTATTTATATCAGCAGAAGCTCCACTTTCATACATTTCCATCATATCGTCTTCATTATAAGCTTTTTTAACGTTTTCTAATACTTTCTTTTCTGCTGCTTCTATTACACCCATATTATGAGTTTTCTTATATTCGTCAAAAGCAGGTTTCATTATACTATCACGCATTTTCCTATAATCTTCACCAGGAGTCATCATACTTATAGTCATGCTACTATTAAATATAGTGCTGAGTCTTAATCCAAACTCAGTAAACATATTAATAGCATGATTTAAGTCATCTACAGTGGCTTCTTTTTCCATTATAAGCTGTCCTATTTCCATAAATATTTCGTCCATAGCCTTCTTAGTAAATACTATATTATGATATGGAAAGTATTTATTATCCCAAAATCTAGCAAATACTATCTTATTTACTAATAATCTTCCTACAGTAGTCTTTATATCTTTACCAAATCTCTTTATAGTTACATTATCATAGATATTTATTTCAGGATCTTTATCTGCTTCAAATGTAGCCATATAATCATATATAAGATCTATATCAAGATCTCCATCCTTACTATTCATTACAGCTTGTATAAAAGGATGATTAGGTCTTATAGTTTTAGCTTTTTCATGTGGCTTATGTTCTCTAGTAAAACTATAATAAGTTTGTGTTCCATCTTTACCAGTAGCTCTTCTAAAGTTACCAGCATAATCAAATATATTAAATAATGAGTTTTGAACTTTATGTATATCATTTATAGCCTCTTTACTATTAAGAGGTTTATTAGATATTTTATCTCCCTAATATGTTCAGATTGACTCGCTACTTCCAATCCCGCATGTATTTAAACACACTGCTATATATCTCTATATAGTACAGACTATATCTTCACCATGTAATAATATAGTTTATATTATTATTTAGGTGTCTAGCACTTCCACACGCTTGTGTGTACATTTTAGTCGTTGAAGTTTTCCGTATTATTTACATAATATGGCTTACCTGCTGATTACCCATTGTTATTCATCACTTAGAGCCTCTAAAATCAATTCTGAGGCCTTTATAGGCCATTTTTAGAGGTTTTATTGCATCATATGATATCTTTATACTTATTTCTGACTTTCGTCTCCTAGAGGCCTATAAACGCGTTTAAACGCATATTAGACATTTAGGCAATAAAGCTTTAGGACTTCCCAGCAATTCACTAGATTACATCCACTAAGTTTCCTTAGTAGAGGACTATTTAAATAATCATGGTCCAAATATCTTTCGATCGGTGTTGTTAAACTATAGGTCGCTAATCTATAGCCAAAGCGTTTCAGCTTTAGTCTCTATGTCGCCATAGACGATGTAGATACGTGTCTACAAAGTGTATTACGTGTGGAGATACTTCCTAACGCGGTTCGTAATACATGTTCAGATCATTTCAACATCTACTTGAGATGGTACGCATTTCTTCCCGCTTGGGTTCTACGAGCATTACAGCTCTGATCGTTGAGCTTTCCTTTTTTAGGCTTAGTTGCAGATTGTCTACTAGAGAGTTCCCTGCAATTAACGTACTTTCGACATTAGATCGCTCTAATGAAGGGCAACTTATAATATAGCTATTTATGCTATCTGCGTTATAATCGTACCATTAAACGCTACAGCCATACCTGCATAGACACGGCTGCCTTGCTCAAATATTTTCTCATTATAATGATTTTTAACCCAGTCGTCTACTAATGGGAATACTCCATCAAATGTAAAATCTAGTACTTTAACTGATTTTAGCATATATGGAGATAATGTTAGAGGTACTGGGAATACATATTGCTGACTAAGCTGACTATCTACAGGATATCTAGTAGTAGCTATACCACGATTATGCTTTAAATCAGCAAAAGAAGTACACGCTATATAAAAGAATTCTAGCCACGAAAGACTCTTTCTTATAGGTGTAAATGATTGATGTCCATTTCTATCTGTTTTTATTATATTAAAATCTAAGTCTATAGAAGCAAATTCACTTCCATTCTTACATATAGCAGGAAAATCTTGTATACGGAAAAACGGATCTTCTAGTTTATCTATAGCATCTGATAGGAATTCTACGTCATAATATGCAAGAAGATCTTGCTGTGTATCTTTAGGAAAACAGTTTCTTTCATACAGATAATCTATAAAGTTTTTAGAGAATTTTATTACTGTATCTTTAAACATTCTGCATAAAAGATGTATAGGAATTCCTATATCTGTATACTTTTGAAGTCCTTTTCCTAGTTTTTTATTAGTCCATACATGAGGAAGCATTACTATAAGACTACTATTATCTACAGAACGAGAAAGTATTTGCTTACGACCTGTTCCTTTAGGTCCTAAATGTCTTCCTTTCATAAAGTCATAATATTCATCGCATGCTCTCTGTACAAGACATTCTATATCACGTGTTTTTACATCTATACCCATAGATTGCTTATTAGAAATAGATGCCAATACATTACTATAGCGTATGATGTCTGATAAAAGTACATTTATGTCGTTTACTAGCATTCTACTATCATCTTCTTCATTTCTATAAGCGAGTGGTATTACATATTGATGATGTTTAAACATCTGTTCACGCGTAAATTTTGATATAGAAGATTTCATCTCTTTATTAGCATATTTACCGAACTCTTGTTGCCAAGCTTTCTTATCTATTTTATCCCAATTATTATATAAAAAGGATGGTCCTCCTCCTACTATATCTCCTGATTCTGGCATATATTTATCATCACACGGAATTACTATACCTTTTCTTATACAGTAATCTCCACTTTTACTATTAGAAGTAGCACAAAGAGCAATAGATCTTTGTACCGTTCTAAATATAGCTACGAATATAGGACGCATTACATAGCAATGTAAGTTAATTAATGCTGCTTTACGTTCTTTTTCTTCATCTGTAACTCCAAATATATCCTTACTAAATAATCCAGTAGGACTATTCTTATCAGCACTGTTTATAATAGGAAGTCCACGCTTTTTTATATAAGCTTCATTATTCATAATAGTTCCATACATTCATTATTCTCCTTTCTATAACCGTGCATTAGTTATTTTAGGTATATGATTAAATATAGTATCTTTCACTTCGTGTTTACGTTTCTGTTCATCTACATATTCATTATATAAAGCATTTTGTATATCCATCATTTCCTTTATCTTAGGATTATTAGGATACTTAAGTTCTATAGCTTTCAGACTATTTACTGGTATATTCTGTTTAATGTACTCTACATCTTCAGGATCTAGGTATACTATAGCATCATCATCATCTGCATACTGTACGGCAACCTTTCTATTTTTAGCTTCTATTTTATCGAGTTCTTCTTTCTTTATATTATCAAACAGATATTTATTCTGTTCTGATACGAATTTATGCAGCTTATCTAGTTCTATAAGCTTATAACATAATAACTCTGGATCTTTTTCTACTAAGAAAGGAAGATCGTTAGTAATATCATTTGCAGTCAAATACTCTAGTTTAGGTTGTTCTATAGTTCCTAATCTACGTTTTTGAAACATACGCATTTCCCGTGGATTTTTAGATTGTTTTATAAGTTTCTCTATCATATTCTTTCTATGTTTAATTCTAGCATCTGCATTCATACCTTTCGGATCAAAGCGTTTTCCACTAGCAATTATATCACCATATTCTTTTTCAGTTATACCAGTGCTTTCAAGCTTATTAAATGTTTCTCCTTCTTTATATACAGCTTGCTTTAATTGTGTACCGTCATCTTGACCAAATAGTCTGATAAATGCATCATTATATTGATATTTAAACGTAGGACTAGCATAATTTATCTTTTTAGTAGTACCGTCTTCTTTATGTATAGTAACATAATCGTTATCTACATCTACTATATCGGAAAGTCCTACTTCTCTATCTACTATAGATTGAATATTAAGCATCTTTTGATCACTCTTTATAAATTCTTGATCTTCTTCTGTAGCATTTCCTTTACGCAATCTATCTAATATTTGCAATTCTTTATAGCTTAAGCCGTCTATTTCAGGACAGTAATCTACGTGCTGTCTTTGCCTACGTTCTACATACAGATTTTCTATACGAGTTTTTTGGTATTTCTTATCTTCTGGTTTGCAATAATCATAGCATAAATCTAATAATCTGTCCATAGTATGAGTTCTTGCTAAATCATGCATAAACTTATTAAGTCTAGGATCATTATAAAACGTCATAATAGGATCTTCTGAACCAAGATCATCTATAAAGAATTCTGGTACAAAGAAAGTCAATGACTCTGCATAACTCCTAACATAAAATGCTTTCTCTGGTATATCTATTTCAGCTATTTCTTTCATAGTAGTTTCCATATCTTCAAATCTATGATTTATCATATAGTCTTGACAGCATTCAAATACTAAATGTCCAAGTTTTTCTATGGCACTTTGTTCTTGTTCCATGTTAGTCTTTCTAAATATATGCACTCTGCATTGATTTATTATACGTTGTAGATTAGGACGTATTATACTATTCTTAATAAATTGAGGTAAAAATCTCTTATCTACATAGTATAGCAATCTACTAAGAGCGTAAGGGCTGCATCCTAGCATAAATATATAAGTAAGTCTATCCATATCTCCTAATAATATTTCTTCATAATATTCAGTAGATATAGCATCGTTATACATTTTAAAATATTGAAATTCTCCAGATAATACCATAGTCATAGTAGAATCTAGTACAGGCATAAGATTTTCTATTAAATCTTCGCAATCTGGTACATTTTCAGAAGCTACAGGGACAAACATAAGCTTATCCAATATTTCTTCAGCTCCTGGCCAAAATGAATATACTTTTCTTTGTAAAAACTCAGTCATATCGTGCTTATCAGCCCAAGGTGACCAGTTTTGTGGGTTATTTGTCATTAGACCTGGTTCCTCAAATTGGAACATATTATCTTCCTCCTTATTTAATAGTAATGTCTGTTGTTGTTTTAACAGCACTGAATGGTTTTCCAGCAAAGTTATATTTAAACATTACTTTAGTCATATTAGTTATTCCGCTTACAGGTATAGTAACTTCTGGAGTTATATCTATAACTTGATTAGGTACTCCACTCCATACTACATTATTACCTGCATCATATCCAGTTATATCCTTAATTATAAATGATTGATGTTCTCCACGTTGAGCAAATTTGAATAATAATTTAATTTTATCACTATATTGCTCTACAGCCATTTTTAATTCAGGTAAATCACTACTTAATAATATTTCTTCAGTTTTATTAGCTTTTCCTTTTATTCTATAAGTATATCTAAGCTTTTTATCCCAACTAAATTTAGTAGTCTTTACCCATACTCCTACAGAAGGCTTAATATTTAACTGTCTATCTGTAAGATTATAAGAAGATTGATCTACAGTTATATCAGAATTATCTTCTATTTTTAGATATTCTATTTCTGCATCATGAGAACTGTCAAATACAGTATATAGCATATGATTATCTTCATCATAAGCTACTTTATCAGCATTAAGTATAAAGTATTTTCCACTAGGAGTTCCAGGACCTGGTGCTGGTGGAAGTATACTATTAGTATCAAAATTATAAGTATTACTATTAATAGGACTTCCTATTACTTCAGCAGTAAGTTTTACAGTTCCAGTAAGTCCTACTATTCTATCTGTATCTGTAGTTTCTAATGTAATAGCAGTTCTAGTAGGCATAATAGTAACAGTTCCACTTACCACGAATGAGTCAGTTCCTTTTGTAGCTCTTATAAGTAATCCAGATTCATTAAAAGCTCCAAGAGTATCTCTATCATATAGATAAAGTATAAGTTTTCCTGCTTTGATTTCATGTCTTTCTATTACTGCATATTTAAGCATATGAGTTTTTCTTGCATTTATATATCCGCTAAATAGATTTTCTCCAGTAGTACGCCATCTCCCTATTACATTAGCATCTGGATCTATATTATTATCTAAATGTATATCAAGTCTAGTGCTTCCTACATTTATTTTAGCTCTATATACTTGATTTATAACAGCTGTATTTATATTACTTCCATTAGATATTTCATATAATTCAAAATCTCCACTATTAGTTCCTCTAAAAGAAGCTACTATAAGATTATCTTCTATACGTAAATTAGTAATATTATTAGTACTTACGTCTAAATTATGTCTATTTATTATTTCTAATGTTTCACTCATAGAAGTGTGATACATATCAGATATATAAATAGGTTTAGTTCCTAAAGGAAATTCTACACTTATAGTAGTTCCGAAAGGAAGTGTATCTTGTAATGGCTCTAATCCTTTAAGATAATCATTAGGATCTAGGTTTATAATAGCTTTATTATTACTATCTAATGTTACATTTTCTATTATCCAGCCATAAATACAATGAAATTTATTATCTCTATAAGCATATACTTTGATCATAGCTGATTTACCATTATATGAGTTATTTTGACATTGTATTTCTATTGAATTCTTAATCATAATTATACCTCACCATCCGTAATAAATCCTAATACTTTAGAAGCACTATCAGTTGGATTAAGTGGTACTAATCTAAGTTGAGGTACTTGATAAATATATTCACTCCAAAGTTTATTAGGTGTACGTTTCATTTCTCTAAATCTTACACGTATACAATCTTTATCAGTAAGTTCATCGTGTTTATCAGCAGTTATATCTCCTATTCCAAATATCATAGACGAAGTCATAGTAGCATATATACGTTTTATATCTCCTAATACATTAAATCTCTTATCAGGATCCACCATAGCTATTTCCACCAAGTCTCCTTGAACCATATTAGCAAATGATAATGTGAAATAATCATCTCCTACATAGCAAGATGTTACTACTGGAACAGGTGTTCTGCTACCAGGATGAGCATGTGGATCTGTTTCAGTACCAGGTCCTCCCCATTCTTTAGGAACCCAATTAGGTAGATTAGGTATATTTTTAAATCCATTTATACCTATAATATTATCTGGGTACCCGTCTAGTCCATTCCATCTCCAAGGATAAGGAAGAGTTTGCCAATCTATATTAGTACAGTTTTCAAATACTCCACTATAATCTCTAATAGTATCAGAAGCTCCTAAGAATTCAAATCCTTTCTTTAATCCAGTACATCCACTAAAACAGTTACGCACAGAAGCTAGCTTAGGACATCTAGTAAATATATTAGTCAAGCTATCAGAATCTACTACAGTAGTTACATCTGCAGCGAAACTATTAGCAGACACAGCTTTTTCAGCTATAACTGTCTTAGGAAGCTTTACTATAGTAGTTCCATAGAACATTTCATCTAAGTTTCCTTCTTTAATAGTAATACTGAACTTAGATAAATCATTTTTATCTATAGGATCTACAGATTTATAAGCAACCATTCTATCTTTATAATATGCTTTAAATGCTTCGACATCTTTAAATACCCAATTATTTACATCAAAATTAGCTGGGTAAACTCTATTAAGAGCATATCCTTGATAAGGAACAGGTCCTATAGGATCTTCTAAAGATTTTCTTATATATCCAGTTAAATCTGCATTAGTATACATCCAATATTCGGGGTCTTTCTTAACTCCACTATCTTCAAATAATCCTTTAGCTGATTTAAGATCAGTATTTTTATTAAATAATAATTCTGCTTTAGGAACTTCTACTAAGTTTTTACAATTAGCGAATCCTTCATCTATAGTTTCTAATCTATTAAGACCAGATAACAAATCAGGACTTATATAAGAAATCTTACTGTTTCTATATAAATTATCTGCTTTAGTAATACTAGGTCCAGTAATACTCTTTACAGTATCACTATGATCTGTATTTTCAAATAATCCACTTATGTCTGTTACGGCAGAATCGAATTCTATATTAACAAATCTCCATAAATCTGCTAATTTACTATATAATATAGGTATTTTAGACTTTGCTTCTGCTAGAGAAGTAAATTTAAATGTTAAGTTATCAGTATTATTATCATCTCTAGTGAAATATGCAGTTCTTTCATCCATTTGGTTTGCTATATCAAGCTTTATAAGCATAGCAGTCGTAATAAAATCTATATAATCTACATCACTATGAGTACGAAGTAGCTTATCTGCTTCAGGTATTTCTTCTATTCCTATATCTGGAGCTAGTTTAAGTACCTTAGAAGCGGCACTAAAGCTTATAGCAGGTGTATCGTCACTAGCTTTATATTCTATTACTTCAGGATCTAAGCAATGAGTTATTATTTTACCATTAGAAATATCAGCTGATTCTATTATAAATATATTATTATTTGTACTATCAGCCGTATTTTTATCATATTTTATTTCTTTTACTACTTTAATAGCATATTTATTTGCATAAATAATATGCGGTTCATTATTATCATTATTAAAAAAAGAAATAGGTATTCTAAAGCCTATAGAAACACTTCTATTAGCAGCATCTAAACCATCTATTTCTACAGTAATAGGTTTATCGCATGCTTTAGGTACTCTTATATAGAAAGGAGAATGCCATTCAAAACTCTTTTCTATCTTAGATTTCTCTACTACATCTGCTATTATATCTTTAATATCGTCAAAAGATGCTAGTATAGATGCATCAGAAATGTTTAAATCTTTATTTATTAAAAGTGGTACTATTATATCTCTGATCATAAGTTTTACGTTTTCTTCAGATAATATAAGTCCACTATTAGATTGAAACGGATTCATATAATTAGTTCTCCTTTCTTGTTATTATCTTTATTATTCCAGTATTATTAGCAGTTTTCATAAATCTATCAAATAAATTACTATAAATATCTGCTGTTAATCCACTTGGAATATATAACGATGTACCAAAAGAATATGGATCAGTAGTTTTATTAATAATTCTAGGAGTTTTAGTCTTTTCTAATAGATCTAAGTTAATAGCTATACTGTTATTAGTATCTGTTAGATTTTCTATTATTATACTAGAAACAGCAGTATTATCTTCTACAGCAGTACTAGATTTCATATATACTTCTATAGTGACTTCATCAGGCTTTTTAATAAGCTTTACTGTTATAGTATCATTAGTATCAGCAAATACATATATATCTGCATGAGTTACAGCATCGTTAGTTTTAGATGCTTTTATTATATCTCTTACACTATAAATAGTGCTATCTTTAGCTTTAGTTCTATTAATATCGTTGAATAAATTGCTGTATGATACATCCGTAGTAAAATGTACTCTTTTATTAAATCTATTATTAGTATGCACTAATCTATTAGTATTTCTACTTACAAATGTCTTATCACTAGCTTTCCATACAGCTAGTTCAGATTTTACTCTAAGTTTTACTGTTATAGGAGCTTTAAACATATTAGCTATATTCTTATATTTATCAGTATTCTTATTAATCCAATTACTGAAAATAACAGTAGGTTTTAATGTGTGCTGTACTTCATTCCATTCGAGCTTTATTTCTTCTAATATCATTCCTAATACAGTATCGTATGTATCCATATCTATAATAGGAAGCATTAGTTGATTTTTACTTATTCTAGCGCTTATATTAGTAGCACTTTCTGTAGCTTCTCCATTATTATCATATTCTACAGCTATAATAAAGTCTAAGATTTCTCCTTCTCTTAATTCTTCACTATCAAAGTCATCATCTGTTTCTAATAATGGGAGTTCTGCTATTATAGTTTCATCAGTTGGATTTATAGTGTTTATTTTAACACTAATATCCTTGCTATATCTGTCATAATAAGTCTTTTTGTGTACTTCTAATAACTCATTTCTAGTAACAGCATTATTCTTTAGTAATTCTATAGCTGCTTTCAAATCTTCTAGCATAGTTTTAGTTTCTTTAGAAAGTTGAGTTAAAGATGGTGCTTCTGCATAGTAATAGCTCACATCTTGACCAGTTCCTGTTATTCTTACTTGAGTATCAGCTGTAAATGTAAATGAAAGCATTTGATTTTTAGTCAATACAAATTTTCCTTGACCTACAATAGAAAAATACACACTTTCATCTGATTTATTTTGTATTACGAAATATGCTCCTTCTGGAACATCTATTACGTCGTTATTAGTCTTTATATCCTTATGTACAGTAGGAATATTATAGTTTTTAAGTGGTTCTATATCATAAGCTGTATATGTAAATACACCGCCTAACTGTTCTTCAAACCACATAAAGCTACCTTTTTTAATACGTCCATTCCATGTATTAGGTCCGCTTAATATAAATACACCATGCAAATTATCAGGTTCTCTATCAGTATCAGTAAAAGCTAGTCTTACTATAGAGTTTTTAATAGCAGATGTATTCTGAACAAACACTATTTGATCCGCAGTAGTACTAAGGATAACCTTTCTCCAGGCCATTATATATACCTCCTTAAATATTAAATTTTTAACAGTAAAGATTGTCGTGTAGGTATCTAGATAACAAAAAAAAGAGAAGATTATTTTCTTCTCTTAGACTTTCTTTCTGCCACTATAAAGCATCTAGTAGCTATAATAGTAGCAAAAATGAAAATGATTATAGTAGGAAGAATGTATTTTGTTTGTACTCCTCCTACTAAAATTAGACTATCTAAAGCTATTGCTCCAAATAGTCCTCCAATTATATGTAAATAGTTCATATCTAACACCTCCATTCATCTTTGATCTTGACCGATATGATAAGTCAAGAGATGATTTATTTTTATTACTTACTATATGATATATAGCTAAAATACTGTTATTTAGTGTGCGTTAATAAATGAAATATTCCCCCAATAAAGAGGGAATACTTCTTATTCATTATATAATTGATTAAGTGTACTTATTTTAAACGGATTTATTACAGCTATATTTCCTATAAGATGTGCTCGTTCAGCTAGCTTTTTGGCTTCTTCCATATTAGTTTGATTTAAACTTAATATAGTAGTATCGAGCATTATTCTATCTAAATATGCGTCTTCTAATCCTTGATATTCTATACAGTTTTGCATTATAGCTTGTGGATCTCCTATTCTATCAGTTATCCAAGTAGTATTAATAATTCCTTCAGTATCGTCATTTAGTATATCTCTAAACCAATCAGCCAACTTATTTATATCTATAATCTTTTCAGATATTTTAGATTTATCTTTAAAGAACCTTCCTGCATAATAGCTATCAGGATATAATTTATCAAATGTTAGTACAAATAAGTCAAATCCATCTTCTATATCAACTATACTATGATTAAAGTATGATATATCTACTTTAAACATTATGTAATCATATCCGCTTTCATATAACCAATTCCATGCTTTTACAGTAATCATACTATTCTTTTTACTTATTATAAGCTTATCATAATCCGATGGCTTAATAGCTTCTCTAGTAATATCGTCTACGAAATATATATCTCCGTTATCATCATATTTAATACTATACATATACTGATCTTTATTAAAGGCACTTTCTATCAGAGTTTTAAACGTAGAAACGTCGTCTAAAGACATACCATAGCGATATTGATTATATATATCTACTATTATAAGATCATAACTGAATAATATATCATTCGGTCTTATAAACACTACAGGTTTACTTTTATTCATAAATATCCACGCTTTCTATTTTAATAAATAATCCAAATATCCATTTAATAGGTTTTATTATTAATACGTACAGTAATATTCCTAATACAAGTAAAGGAAATCCTATACATAAATACATTACCCATTTAAATAAGTCTAATATAAAATTTATAATTGTTGCTAGTATAATCACATACATTTTTATAAATAACGGTATAGTTATTAATGCACGTTCTCCATATTTATCATCGTTCATTTTTATCATCTTCTCCTTTTTGATATTTTTTCCTTTATTTCATTAGCAAATTCTTCATTTGGTCTGTATCCATAGTAATAATATTGATATACGTATTCTGGTATAGTGTAATAATACACTTCACTATACATATCATCATATATATCTTCTTTCTTCTTTTTCATATGGTTATATACTACTTTAGGAAAACTATTATCCAGTCCTTCAAATACATACCCAGGCTTTCCTCCTATACGAGCTACTCTACTAATATTTTGCATATAAGAAGAAGTCCCGAAGTTAAATTCTAAGAATATAAGCACTCTCAATCTCTTATTATCATATCCACGTCCCATAGATTGTGTAGTAGTAATTATCCATGATTTAGATTCAGCTATTTCTTTATCTTTTTTAGATACTTTACTATTATATATACCTATATCATCTTCTTTTATATTATAGTGTTTTATTAGTTTATCTTTAACTATATCACAATTCTCTATTCTACCTGTATATATTACTACAGCTCCTCCGTCATTTACTATACGTCTAATAAGACTGTCATCTTTCTTATAAAAATGCTTCATAATGTAATCTAATAGTATATCTTTTCTTGCAAGATAATCATTATAACGAGTTTTAAACAACTTCTCATCATTCATATGCATAAGAAAATATTCTCTTTTAGTAGGACAGAACTTATAATTAAATATATAACATGTCCTATGAACTGGAAGCCTTATGTCATCTCCTAATGTCATTGCATGTTTATATATCATTTGAAATATATTATCATCAGGACGCATATTCTTAAACTTAGTTCCAGTTAAATATAAGTTATACTTAAAATTACCCCAGCATTCTAAAAAATATAGATTTTTTACATAAGTATCATATTCATCCATAATTTTAAGATCACATTTAAACTTATTAAATATTACATTTATAACATTATTTAAGCCAAAATTACGTATAAGAGATTGCAGCATACTATGAGTTAAAAATAATCCTTTAACTTTAGACCAATCATATTCCATAAACACTCTACTTTTTTCTAAATTTAAAAAGCCTTCATCAGTTCCAAAGTATTCTACAAATGCATCATACGTCTGTTCTACTAGATTACTACTATATACTATAAACATAAACTTACATTTAAGCTTACTTACTATAGCGGCAGCCATATAAGTTTTACCAAATCCTGGTCTAGCACATAAGCATACACGTTTATCTTCATTATTTAAAAAATGTTCTACAGATCTATTTATTACGCCTATTTGATGATCTAATGGCTTATATTTAAGCTTATTATATTTTATAGGTTTATGATCTTTAGGTATTATAACTTCTCTCGTAAAAGATTTATGTATCATGTTTTCTAATGCTTGAAGTTTTATTTTAGGTATACATATATGATCTCCTATTTCAAAATATGCAGTAGGGACTTCATTTTTAGTCATGAAGTCCAATACTGATAATTTACTACGAAGATTAAGCTTTGTATTCTTATCTATGAATGTCTTATCTATCCACCACGCAGTAGATGTTTCATAATTCATATTTATTCTCCCTTTAATACTAACTTATACTCACTCATATTATTTATATTAGATCTATTATTATATTTAAATCCGAAACTTTCAAATAAATGTTTGGATGCTTCATTAAAATCTGCTACAAGACTCATATAAGTATTTTTATTTGTTTCTTTTATAACAGCATTTAGTAGCTTAGATGCTATATAATTATGCCTGTATTCTTTATCTACGTATAAAGACACTATATAAATACCTTTAGTCTTACTATCGTTTCTATAAGCTATAAATCCTCTACAAGAATCGTGACTATCTGTGTAAACTATACAGCGTACTTTATTCCTATTATAATAACTCATAGTATCTGTTATAAAACTTCCTATATTATCCATATAAGCGCCATAATCTTCTTCACTTATACCATTATCTATATGATATTTGAATAGCATGTATTCTGCTAAATAAATATATCCTAATACTGCATTATGTTTATATTTACTAAGCTCGTTTATATTTATTATTCCATCATTTAATTCCAAATTAATCCTCATCATCGTCATAGTCTATATCTTCGCTACTATAAATATTATCTATATTTTCATATGTACTTTCATTAGATACAGGCACTCCTTTATTATAATTACGCAAAGAGCTGTATAATTCTGTAGCAATAGCTGTTTCTGATAAATCTCTATCATCTATAATATTATATAATACGTCTGACTCGCATGGTTCTACAAACGGTATTATACTATTAAGATTTACTTTTATATATCCGTGATGTATTCTATTAGATAATCTCTTTGATTTATCAGCAGATGACGTTATTTGATTTATATGTATAAACTCTACATTCTTAGTGTCTGCAGTAGGTTTACTACTCATATCATCAAGATCACGCATCATAGCATGCACTATCATTTCATAATACATAGAATGCTCAAATTCTACTTTACCTTTGCAATAATTATAGAAAGAACTTACTTGTTCTGCTCTTGTTTTAGTACGTAAGTTAGTTCTATCCCATTTTTCTTCAGGTCTTACATATTTATCACTACTACTACTATGCATTCTTAGCATTACTTGTATATCTTTAGCAGTAAGCAATACACTATCATTTGGTAGATATATAGTAGCAGTAAGACCATTAAGTTCTACAGGTTTATCCATAAGCGTTTCTAAACATGTTCCGTTTACGAATAATTTTTGATATTTATATCCATCTACATGCTTAAGTTCTAACACAGTGCCAGGATAGAACATTATCTTATCGAATACAAAGTCTGATACACACGGATTATCTATTACCCATTCTAATATATTCTTATATAAATATTCTCCAAATCTTACTGGAATAGGTTTTAAGAATGCATTATTACTATGCTTAATAGATATAACCTTTTGAAATTTACTTCCAATAACATTCATTCCATATTCATATATATTATTTTTAAATATATCTGTATCCTGTAAGAACTTTGCATTAGATCCTACACAACATTCGCATACAGATTCTGTACCATGACAGTGATGTATCATACGTAATAACAATGTTTGACCTATAAGATCTTCTCTATTTTTATCTACATATCCTATTATTTTGCTATTTTTAGGATTTACTATATAACGATATCTATAGAATTTTAAATCTTTCTTATTCTTTATAGTAACTATTTCATAATCATGTGTACCGCAATCATGTACTACTGCTCTAGTAATGTCTTTATTTATCTTAGTTTCTGTTAATGCTACATTAATAAGCTTTCCTAATTCACCTGGTTCTTGTACTTCATTCTTACCTTTTATAACTGCTTCTAAAGCTTGATTATCGAGATGCACCATATCTTCTAGATTTCTTAAACCATTTAACCATCCAGAAGCAGTATTGTTCTTTACTTTACCTGGATCTAATTGATCTGGTTGTAATCCTACTTGTATAAACCCCATAATTTGCATTTTATTAGATTTTACACCTGATTTAATGAAGTCTGATAATGGATGCACATCTGCATCTGTAATAACTTTATTAATATAATCATATTTCTTTTCCACAGTATATGGATCATCAGTCTTCTTTATTACGGGATTATCAAATAATTCTCTGAAATCTTTATTATTTTTATATGCTTTTATATATCCCATAAGACTATGATCCATAGATAAAGTGTCATTTGCTACTACTGCAAGTCTATGGAAACAGCTAAACATATCTCCAAGTAAATGCCCCAGCATAACAGGAGCATTATCAAGCTTATCTTTAATAATATCTATACAGTTATTCATATATGTATCAAATTTACCTTTAAAATAATTATCTTTATATATCATTTGCCGCTTATACTCATCTGGTATATTAAAATCTGTAAATACTTCAAATAGATAAGTATTAAGTATACATCTTCCTACAGTTCCTCTCAAATAGATATTCTTTTCTAGTTTTACTACTATTTTCTTATTATCTAATGGATGTTCAGAGAAATGCTTTTCTAATACCCTCATTCGATTAAGATCTCTTCTGTCATATAATTGCATTTGTAATATTCCTCCCTATTTTATTATTAAGTTTTGATCAAATATATCTTCAGGATTTATACCATGAAGTTCTAATAATTCAAATCCTAATGATATAGATATTTCAGCATCTTTTTCTATTTGTTTCTTTACATTACGTATTAAATTGGCTTTTCTTACTCTTTGTTTCTTATGTAATGGCATAGTACGTCCTCTAGTTATAATAGCAAAACATACTACTGCTGTAAATACATGCATTTTGACTACACGTGGATCAGGTACTCTATCTTCTATAGATTTAGTACTTATATCATTAGTACCATGACTTCTTATTATATTAAGTATTTCAGAAAAGTTCTCATCTACAGGAATAATATTCAATTCTTTCATAGGAATAGTTTTTTCTCCTATTATTATATTATCTCCTGATACTACTATAGGATTTTCATCAAATAAATGTACGTCATCTAGTCCATTATATTTAAATAATATAGCATATTTAGTTTGCGGTATATATTTGTCAGTAATTACTAATTTTCCGTCTTCTATTGTAACATATTTCATATTATTCATCACCATCGTTCCATTCTATATTATATCCTATAGCATTCAAATATTCAGGCAAACTATGAAGCTTTGCTTTATCTGCTATTTGCATTTGATATAAATCAGCATCGTTTAGCATTCCAGTCAAATGTGCAGTAAGTTGTACATCCATTTTAGTAGCTTTCTTACTATGAACAGACTGACCATCTCTTTTAGTTTTAGACTTTTCTTCTGGTATTCCTTTAGTAGTAAGAGTTACTTCACTTATAGAAGAGTTTTGGTATTCAGGATCATGTATATCTCTTATAGTATATACACTTCCTACAAGATGTTTATCAGTAAAACTTCTAATTCTATTACCATCTTTATCGCATACCCATATAGTTTGCTCTCCAAATCCCCATTTACTCAATATATCCATAGCTTCTGCAGCACTTTTCATATCTAACTTTTGCTCATAAGGAACTACTCCTATGGGAATAGCATCATAATTCATTAATATACTATCTATTTCTTTATTACTAAAAGAACTATGAGCTTGTTTTAAGTCAAATATGTTTAATACTTGCCTATAATCTTCTATTAGAAAGTCTTTATCTTGATCATTATCAAGCTTTCTATATACTTTAGTCAGATACATACTAAATCCTGTAAGCCATTGTTCCCATAGAAATCCTGTAATAGATCTTGCTATATGCGCGCTTACACTAAACACCATATTAATAGGAGTTCCATCTTCAGCTACTAAACTTCCATAAGGAAATATTTCTTGTGCAGTAGCTTTACAGCCATGACTATTAGATAGTTTTACTCCTATACTAGCAAAATCTACGGTAACTATTTCCATTCTTATAAAAGGACAAGTAAGAGCCTTCTTTTCTGTACGAAACTTATCTATACTAAAGTTTTCATAATAAGCAAATATCTTATCAGTACAACTTTCTCTATCAAATAATATGATTTCTCTAAGTTTATTTGCTACTTTATGTCTAAATTCTAAGTAACTTTGTCTATAAGCTTCTAATACAGGATCATCTTCTATAGCTTCATTAGCAGTAACTTCAAAATATCCTACATAACTATTAGGTTCTATTACTATTTGTATATCTTCAAGACCTACTGGAGTATCTGTAGATTGAGATAAAGATGCTATACTATCTTCCTTTTCAGTTATTTTAAATATTACTGTATCTTTAAGTACTTCTCCTATAGGTGGTATTTTACCTGGAAACTCTGACTTTACTATTCTATTTTCTAGTGGTATATTAAAAGTCTTTAGTTTTATACATCCTAAAGCAGCTGCTGTCTTATCATCTATTTTACAACTATCATCAGCCGTGTCTTTATCTATACTATTAATAGTAACTAGATTTCTTCCATATTTTACTATATCTATCTTAGGATCATACTGATCTGGATATGATACACAGAAATTATCATCATCATTACTTATGTCATATTCTTCTCCTTCTTGTAATAAATCTAAATCTGTGTTTTCTATACAACATAATCCATTAGTATTTATAAGTCCATTTGTATCTAATAGCTCATACTTATCATTAAGCTTATAAATATAAATCTTTCTATGTTGATATATGTATTTAGCTATTAATTTTATTTTACCTCTTGCTTTATATATGCAGCTACTTCTAGATATCATGTCTGCATAAAAAGCACTACTAAGTATAGGTACTTCAGCATTTATCGGCATCACCATATTATCAAATTGATTTATAAACATATCTACTCTCATACTATGGTCCTTATCTGCCAACGGACTTAGTAATTTTGTAGTCTGATATTTAGCCAATTTAGTCTTAGACATATCAATTCTTCTACGTTGTTTAAACGGTGCTTCCACTGGTGGTTTACTAATAGGATCTATTTTCCTTTTAATAGCTTTAGTAGACCTTACTTCTTTTAACTTTTCCTTAATAGCTTCAAATCTGCCATCGGAAATTCCCCAATCTTTTGCTTTAACCATATTTAATTCCTCCTATTTTATTATATTATATGTTACATCATGTTCCATACTTCTTTCATTACGGCTATCAGATGTTTATTATCTACTCCATTTATAAGATCTTCTTCCATATTATTAATACACTTTATAAACATGGATAAATTCTTAATATAACGTTTACTACTATTATTTATAGCATCACTCATCATTCTATCAAGATATTCGTATGCTTTGCATTCTTTATTGATAGAAGCTCCTCTAACTTTCACTCCTTTTTCATTTTTATATAACTTTATTTTGCTATTACTATGAGCATTTACAGGAAATTCTATACTATAATAATAAGTATTCTTCTTTTTAAACTTTATATAATCACCAAATTTACTGTATTTAGGATTGCAATTATGTAAAAACACAGCATCTTTAGCTATTTCTAATATATTATTCTTCTTTATGTTATTAGTTTCTATAAACATATTAACATATTTATTTAAATATTCGTTAAATTCTGCACTAAGATCATAATTATCCTGCTCTTTTAAATCCCTCATTATCATACCTATCATAACATTTCTATCTTTTCTATCAGCTTCTTTAAGATTTCTATATGTTTCTTCAGATATAAGTCTTTCTTCTGCAAGTATACTTACATTAGCAGTAACTATGTCCCATTCAGATATATTACCTTTATATGTTATAATTTTCATAAGCGAACAGGTTCTCCTTTATATATTTGAACAATGAACATCGAACGTTGTTAAACAATCTTGACTGTTAAAATGAGATATAGACCACCTCCGAAAATTAATAGTAAAGTTTGATATAGATCATAGTATTACGGGTTTTCACTGTCAGTAATACTTTCACTTTCCTTAATGGTTAGCAATTAGTGGTACAATTTAATTCAAAATGGTTCGAATAAAATCGATTTTGTCAGGTCTATATCTATTTTAACCTTTATATAGATTATTCCCCACTATTTATTTAGTGGGGACTTCCCATTTAAAAATGCCATAAATAAATGCAAAAACGCCAACCTTTCGATCAGCGTTTTACATAATTATAAGTACGTCCTTGCAACATATCACGCACTACATGATATTTTAGACCTAGTTCATCTGCTATTTCATTTAATGTAAGTCCATCATTTCTTAACTCAATTATATTATTTATAGTATCTTCTTCTAAATACGGTAGATTTTTAATAAGACGTTGAGCATGTGCTACATTTTCTCTTTGACTTATATATTCAAGATTATCTAAAGAACTATTGGTTTTATCCCCATCTATATGATTAATAATATATCCTGGCTTTTGCTTTCCTTTAAATGTATGCATTACTACAAGGTGTATTTTTGCCATTACTTTCTCAGATTTATCATTCATAAGATCTACACGAAGATATCCACGTCCATCTCCAAATTTCTTAAGCGGAGTATCAGATCCTTTTCTATATATATTCCCCTTATCATCTACTTCATATTTATTATATCGTATTCCTTTAAGAATTACTGTTTTTCTCATATTAATTATTCATCTCCCTGTTATATAATTAAACAGAGATCATTGTCAAAATTGGAAATATTAGTTCTTAGATCTTTGATTTTTGATTGATTTGAAGTCTTCTAATACTATATTTACTGTGGTTTCTGTAAATTCTTTTACATCATATATTAATCTTATAACTGTTACTGATATCAATATAGATAACGCAGCTAATGAGAAATATACAAATATATTTAAAATATT